CTATTACAGGTGTAGCAATTACATCAAGTACAGGCTCGTTTACAACGCTTTCTACATCATCTACAACGACATTTTCAGGTCTAACTGCATCAACAGCATTAGCCTTAGATGCAAGTAAGAATGTAGTCTCTGTAACAAATACAGGCTCAGGTAATAATGTTTTATCAGCAAGTCCTACATTAACAGGAACAATAGCTGGTGCTAGTTTAAGTTTATCTAGTCTAACAAGTGGTCGAGTAACTTATGCAGGTGCTAGTGGATTATTAACGGATAGTGCTAATTTAACTTTTAGTGGAAGTGCTTTAACTGTAACTGGCACAGGTAATTTTGGTTCTTCATCAAGTCAAACAGCAATAGCATTAACACCATATACTACTTATGGTTCTGCACAAATTTATGTAACAAATAGTACAACTGGATTACGATTAGTTGGTGGTGCAACAGAAGGTTCGGATGCACAAATTCTTCTTGGTGGTTTATCGGGAGGTCTTACATCTAATATTTACTTTGATGGTGCTAATAAGATTTTTAGAACGGCAAGTGGTACAGAACAGATGAGAATTACTAGTGCTGGTAATGTAGGTATAGGTACTAGTAGTCCAGTATCAAAACTAGATGTTACTGGTCAAGTAACTGCTACAGGCGGAATATTTAAAGCAAATGGCGCACCGTCTTTAAGTGCGGCTTCAGCAGGTGAAGCAATACTTGCACCTGAAGGAACTTATGGTGCATTACTCTATGGTAGGGGTACAACTTACGATGTAGTGCTTGCACAGAGAAGCACAGGTGTTGCTTTGGGTGTGCTTGCTGGAACAAACAATGTAACTTTTCCTGGTCTAGTCGGTATAGGTACTACTAGTCCAGCATCTAGACTTCATGTTGTTGGTGCTGATAACACAAACCCGTCAGTTATTGTTGCAAATTCAAGCACTAGTAATGGTATTTTACAACTAGGTTCTAGTGGTGCAACTTATCAAATTCTTGGTGGTGATTATCAAGGTAATATGCTTTTTCAGATGTCTGGTGCAACTCCATTTGTTTTTACTACTAATGGTTCAGAAAGAGTCCGTATAGACTCTAGTGGTAATTTGTTGGTGGGTCAAACATCAGTAAGTACAACAACGGCTGGAATAGCATTACAAAAAAGTCAAGGTGCAAATATATGGGCGATGAATATAGCAGGTGCGGCATCAACAAGTTCTCATTATGCTCATTATGTTTATAGCACAACAGCATCAGCATATAGGTTTTTAGTTGATTATGCTGGAACAATTTTTGCTACAAATACAACAATTACTGCAATTTCAGATGTTAGGTTAAAAGAAAATATCCGTGATTTAGATGATGGTCTTAATGTAATAATGGCATTAAAACCAAGAAAATTTGATTGGAAAAAAGGAAAAGGAAAAGACATTAAAGGTGATAGGGGTTTTATTGCTCAAGAATTTGAACAAATTTTACCTGACATGGTTGAAAATTGGGCAGATACACCACCTGAAGGTGAAGAACCTTACAAAGCTGTTAATGCTAATTTAATACCAACATTAGTAAAAGCAATTCAAGACCAACAAGTTTTAATAGAATCATTAACAACCCGACTAATCGCATTGGAGAATAAATAATATGCTTACTCAAGAACAAGCACATAGTTTATTTGAATACAAAGATGGTGTGTTGTATTGGAAAGAACGACCAAGGTCGGATTTTAAAAATGATTTGGCATTTAAACAATGGAATCCTAAACACGCAGGAAATCGAGCGGGCTGCTGGTCTGAGCATCATGTTACTGTTGGCATTAACAAAAAACATCATCCATTAGCAAGAATAATATTTTTAATGCACTATGGTTATTTGCCTGAAATTGTAGACCATGCAGACTGTAATCCAAAGAATAACAACATAACTAATCTTCGTGCCGCAACAAAAGCAGAAAATCAAAGAAATTCTGGAATGTACGCACATAATACTTCTGGCTATAAAGGAGTTGTGTGGAGTAATGCTTGTAAAAAATGGGTAGCAAGAATAAAAGTAATGGGCGTTTCCAAACATTTAGGTGTATTTGAAACTAAAGAATTAGCAAATGAATTTGTTACTCTTGCAAGAGAAATGTTACATGGCAATTTTGCCAATCATGGTTTAAAAGGAGCGTAAATATGGCAACAGTAATAACTTGGCAAATAACGGCAATGGACTGTTCAACTACAGAACAAAATCCTGACACAGTAATAGTATGTCATTGGACTTGTTCTGCAACAGACGGAACTTACAATACTTCAATTTATAGCACTTGTTCAGTACCTACACCAACAGGTACATTTGTGCCATATCAAGACTTAACGCAAGAACAAGTCCTAGGATGGTGTTGGTCTGATGGTGTAGATAAAGACGCAACAGAAACAGCAGTAGGACAACAGTTGGCTAACCTAGTTAATCCTCCTGTAGTAACTCCTCCACTTCCTTGGTAAAACATTATGACAATGCCGATAGACATAATTAGTCGTGCTTTAAAAGACATAGGTGCTCTTGAGGCTGGAGAGACTCCGACTCCAGATGCTGCTCAAGATGCATTTGATCTATTAAATGACATGATTGATCAATTGTCTAATGAAAGCATGATGGTATTTTACAAAACAGAAATTATATTTCCTATTACTTCTGGACAAACACAATATACGATTGGCCCAGGTGGTCAAATTGGTGCTAGTTTTACAGGTTCTATCTCAGGTACAACTCTAACAATCACAGCTATTGCTAGTGGTGCAGTTGCACTTGGTCAGACAATAAGTGGAACTGGAGTAACTGCTGGTACAACCATAGTAGGATTTGGCACAGGATCAGGTGGTAATATCAATGAAACTGGTACATATACGGTTAATATTTCACAAACTGTTGCATCAACTACAATCAGTTCTTACTATCAACGGCCGTTATCTATTACTAGTGCTTTTGTTCGGATTAATACAAACTCTAATGGTCAGCCTATTGTTAACGGTGGTCTCGATTACCCAGTAGCTATCTTAGCTGTTGAAGACTACGAAATGATTGGATTAAAAACACAGTCTGGGCCTTGGCCAAAGGCTTTATATTATCAACCGTCAGAACTATTAGGAAATATCTTTGTATGGCCTAATCCGTCTCAAGGTGAAATGCATTTATTTGCTGATACTTTGTTTTCTAGGTATACAACCCAGAATGACACGATTAGTCTGCCACAAGGTTACACAATGATGCTGAGATGGTGTTTAGCAGAACGACTGATGCCAATGTATGGCAAAGCCTCTACTACGCAAATAGCGATGATTCAAGCCTTTGCTGCACAATCAAAGTCCACAGTAAAACGTACTAACATGAGACCAGTACAAACTTCTCGCTTTGCTGATGCTTTACTATCTGGCAGACAAAAAGATGCTGGATGGATTCTAAGTGGTGGTTTCTTCAGATAAGGATTAGTTATGCCAGAAATGGGCTTTGTTGGGCCAAGCTATGAAGCTCCAAGTATCTATCAAGATGCCCAGGAGTGCATAAACTTTCGTCCAGAAATTGATCCTTTAAAACAACCTGGCACTAGAGGTATTGTTGCTTTATATCCAACACCAGGCTTAACTACTAAAGTAAATCTATTAAACCAGCAACAAGTCCGTGGAATGCGTACTGTCTCTGGTGGACAACAAATGGTTGCAGTCTGTGGGCCATATGTTTATGTACTCAGTTCTAATTTAACTCCAGCAATTGTTGGGCAATTAAACACGTCTACAGGCAATGTCGGTATTACTGATAATGGAGTCAATGTTTATATTGTTGACGGTGCATATCGTTATACATGGAGGATAAACACTCCTACAACAGCGACATTCTACGGATCAATATCAGGTACTACTTTAACTGTTACTAAGGTTCTAAGTGGCACTATAGCAATTGGACAGGCATTAAATGGTACTGGATTAAGTAATGAAACCATTATTACTGCTGGATCAGGATCGAGCTGGACGGTAAACATATCCCAGACAGTTGCAAGTACACAAATGTTTGCTGCTAACACAATTGCATTTACTGGAGCAATAGCGAATGTCACAGTAGGAACGGCAACTTACTACAACTTAACTGTGTCATCCTCTACAACTTTGTATTTAGGACAGACTATTTACGGTTCTGGAGTTACTTTACAGACTATGATTACGCAAGTAGTCACAGCTGGTAGTAGTTATTATGTGAATTTATCCCAAACAATTAGTTCAAGGACTATGTATGCTTTAAACTTTACGGTTATTCCAAGTACTGATGGAGCCTTTACTGGTGGTAATAATGTCGATATTGTAGACAATTACTTTATATACAATAACCCAGATACTCAGCAATGGGCTGCAAGTGATGCACTTAGTCCAATTACACAACCATTAAGTTTTGCTAGTAAAGATGGTGCTCCTGATGATTTAGTCTCTTTAATTGTTGATCACCGAGAAATCTATTTATTAGGTGAAAACTCAAGTGAAGTTTGGACAGATGTAGGAACATTTCCATTTCCGTTCCAAAGAATACCTGGCACTAGTACGCAACATGGTATTGCCTCAGTCTTTTCTGTAGCACGATTAGGCAATTCGTTTGCTTATGTCTCTAGGAATATTCGTGGTCAAGGTCAAGTAGTTCAAATGAACGGCTATATGCCACAACGAATCTCAACTCATGCTGTAGAACAGACTTTAGTTAATCAATATATTGATGATGCCATAGCCTATACTTATCAGCTAGAAGGCCATGAGTGCTATGTAGTGACATTTCCTACACTTGATTTAACGTGGGTATATGATGCAACAACTCAAATGTGGCATAAATGGCTTTGGTGCGATAACAATAATGTCTATCACAGGCACAGAAGTAATTGCTCGGCTAGTTTCCAAGGTATGGTATTAGTTGGAGATTACGAGAATGGTCAGATTTATGAGTTAGATCCTGAGAACTATACGGATAATGGCCAGAAGATTAGACGGTTACGAAGAGCTCCACATATGGTGACTGACTTTCAAAGACAGTATTTTGATGAGTTACAGATCCAATTTCAGCCTGGAGTTGGTACTACTGGATTAAGCCAGACTGCTGCCACAGGTTTTATTGCCTCACCATACATTATTTATCCAAATGCTACGTTTACTGTACCAGCTAATGCTACGATTATTCTAGGTACTCAGTCGGCCATTAGTGATCAAACCACTACAACTAATCCACAAGCCATGTTAAGGTGGTCAAATGATGGTGGATCGACATGGAGTAATGAACATTGGGTTGGTATTGGTCAGCAAGGTAAGTATAAGAATAGAGCTATTTGGAGGAGATTAGGACAGGCTAGAGACAGAGTATTTGAGGTAGTGGTTACTGATCCAGTTAAGATGGTTATTGTCTCTGCAAACCTCAAAGCAAGTGGAGCTGAAAATTGAACATTGGCAATACCAATATACCTCGCAGTCCATTTTTGGACATGAGTACCAATCGAGTCAGTCGAGAATGGTTACTGTATTTATTGGGTTTAGGTACTTCAATGAGCTATGGAGCATTCCACGATGAGACAACTCAAACAGCAGCTGCTAATACTGCCACAGCTGTTACTTTTTCTAATACAGATTACACTAACAATGTGTATCTTGGGAGTCCTACAAGTAGGATTTATTTTAATAAAGCTGGGATTTATTCTGTTGCATTTAGTGTACAAACTGAGAATACAGCCACGGCCGTAGATGATATAACTTTATGGTTTAAAATTAATGGAGTTGATGTACCAACATCAGCTGGAATATTTGGAACGGTAGGCAAACACGGTTCAATTAATGGCCGAGGATTATTTGGCTGGACAGCTTTTTATTCTTTTAATGCTGGTGATTATTTACAGATGTACTGGGCAACTACTGGTGGGCATACAAGTCTAACAACATATCCAATAGGTGTAGCTCCAGTTCATCCATTAAGTCCAAGTGTAGCTATTAATATTAACTTTTTTGCTGGTCTATGATAGTAATGAAGATACTGCCACAACAAGTATATGGTCTATGGGATCGAATAGCAGAACTTTTAGGAAAAGCTATTCCTTACGCTGGAGGCGATTACTCATTAGACCAAGTTAAATTGTATTTAACAAGTGGTCATTGGTTATTAATTGGTGGTTTTGAAGAAAAAGAATTAAAAAGTGCAGTAGCAATAAGCATGATGAATATGCCGAATGATAGGATTGCATTTATTACATTAATTGGAGGTAAGAACGTCATTAATCCTGACACTTATCAACAATTTAAAACTATCCTAAAAGACCATAATGCGACTAAAATACAAGGTGGAGCAAGACCATCTGTAGCTAGATTATGGAGAAGATTAGGATTTAGAGAACGATACATTTTGGTGGAGAACACGTTATGAGATATGGCCATGAAACATTTTTACCATTGGGAGCATTTATGCCTCAACTTGGTCGTATGCGTTTACATGGAGGTGGTGGAGGCCCACTAGAGTGGATTGATGACAATATTACTCAAAAAATTGGTGGAGCTGCTGAAAGTCTTGGTGAAGCAGTTGGAAGTATAGGTGCTAGTGTTGATGATACAGTCAATGATGTTATACCTGGAGGCTGGGCAACTGTAGGAGCTGCTGCTTTGATGGCAATGGGCATTCCTGATCCATCACTTTTGTTAATGGCAGAAGAAGGTGCATTAACAACAGAAGCAATAGCGGCTGCTGGATATGAACCTATTCTTGTAGCTGATTCTTTTGTAGCTTTATCACCAGAGGCAATTGCAGCTAGTGAGACTGCTGCACAACAAATTATTAATCCAGCTTTAGCAACCGTAGCAGAAAGTACATTACCAGAAATAGCAACAAGTCTTGCTCCAGCATCTATCCCAGCAGAAAGTACATTAGCTTCTGGTTTTGTTTCCGATGTAGCACCTCAATTAGCTGGACAAATAGCTCCAGCAACGGCAGCCGACACAGCTTTTGAACAAGCATTAACTAATTCTTTATATCCAAACGCTGGTAATGTTGGCTCTGGATTAGGTTCAACTTATGGTGGATCTACTCTAGGTACAGCTTTAAATGGTTTAGGAACAACTATTCCAGCTACAGATTTAGCATTAGGACAAGGTATAGCAAATGCTGGAACTTTAGGTTCTCTTGCTACACCAGCTGCTGCCGTTGGTGGTGCTGGAACTGCTTTAGGAGCATTATCTGGTTTAGGTGGTGCAACTGCTGCTAGTTTAGCTGCACCAGCTGCTGGAGCTGGAATAGGTAGTGCATTAAGTAGTTTATTGCCTAGTTCGGCATTAGGACAAGCTGCCTTATTAAGTGGTGCTGGTGGTTTGGCTAGTTCTTACTTAGGTGCAAATGCTAGTGAGAACGCTGCCAATTTACAGGCACAAGCAGCTCAAAATGCTACGCAATTAACCAGAGATATGTTTAATACCCAGAATGCTCAACAAGCACCACAGAGAGCAGCTGGATACAATGCATTAAATCAAATCCAAGGATTATTGCCAGGACAATATCAGCAGTATGATGCAGCTGGTAATCCGACAACAATGGGAACTGGTACAGGTTATTTGACACAACAAATGACTCCTAGTGACTATCAGAACTATTTGTCACCGTACTATCAGTTTGGTCTCAATCAAGGTCTAGGACAGGCTGCTAATCAAGCCAATGCATTAGGTGGCAGAGTTGGTGGTAATGCTTTACAAGGACTCAATCAGTATGCCCAGAACTATGCTCAAACAGGAGCACAGCAATCATTTAAAAACTATCAAGATCAACGATCTAATATTTATAATACTTTGGCTGGGATTGCTGGGATTGGTCAAACTGCACAAAGTCAGACTAATCAATTGGCACAGAATGCTGCTACGAATCAGGCTAATTTAGGTGTAGGAAGTGCTGGAGCTCAAGCTGCTGGACAGATTGGTCAAGCAAATGCTTACTCTGGAGCACTTGGCAATATTGGTAATAACTTCATGTTGGCTAGTTTGTTAAATCAAAAAGGATCTATTTTTTAGGATAAATTATGGCTCAATTTAATACTGACTTAACCGTCAAACCAACACAATATGGATCTAATATTGGAGATATGCTCAATATTGCTAGAGGAGCACAGGCTTATCAACAAGCTCAGCAAATTAATCCTTTAGAAGTAAGGCAGCAACAAGCCCAGACAAAAAAAATAGAAGCTGTAACTCCATTGGACATTGAAAGAGCTGGAGAACAACTCAAGCAATCTAAATTGCAAACAGAGACTAGCCAATTTAATTTAAATTCTGGTCAATTAAGTTATTTAAAAGAATCAGCTATGCGAGTTGCTAATCACCCAGAGATACTAAAAGGTAACAAACGTGAAATAGTTCGATTGTTAGGTGATGCAGAAAAAGAAAGTAGTAACATTATTCCAAATGCAACTTTACGTTCTAGCATATTTCAACCATTAATAATGGAAGCTGAAAAGAATCCAGAACGAGTAATTAATTCTTTACGGACACTTGGCGAAAGTAATATTGGTGCTCAAGGACAACAAGCCTTACAAACACCACAAACATTTGTTGTTAATGGTGTTACATATCAAGTTAAGCCTGGCACTAATGAGGCTGTACCAATTGGCCAAGGAGCAGCTCAACCTAGTACACAACCAGCTGCACAACCTACTACGCAACCAGCTGCTGCACCGTCTGGAACATCATTAATTGCTAATGAAACTATTTTGCCAGCAACAACGATACCTCAGTTAAATACGCAACAGAAAGAGGCATACGACTTTGGTACAGGTTTAAAACGTGATGCATTAGCAAGAGTACAACCAGCTGAAGAAGGCAAGCAAACAGTACGAAAGATTAAAGAATACATTGAAAAAGCATCTGGTAGCAGACCTGGTCAATTAATACGAAGTGCTGGTAAGTTTATAGCTGGTTCTGAAGAGTTAGAAGTTTTAACTAAAAACCTAGCAGACTTGCAAGTAAGAAATGCTCAGTTAATGGGAGCTGGAACAGACGCTGCTAGAGAAACTATTTCAACCATTTCTGGAAGTGCAGACTTAACTCCAGCAGCACTCAGTCAGATTGTTGACCGAGCAGATGCATCCAACACAGCGGTTATTAAGTTTAATAAAGCATTAAAGCAATATGAAACTAAACGTGGCCATACCAATTCAGCTGTTAATGCAAGTAACTTACAGCAATCTTGGGCTGAGAATTATGATCCACGGATATTTATGGTGCAAAACATTAATGCCAGCAATATGTCACCAGCTGAGAAAAAGTTACAAATTAGTAAAATGTTAAAAGAATTGTCAGCAAGTGAAATCGAAACATTAAGAAAGAAATCAGAAAATCTTAAACGTCTAGAAAACGGTGATTATAAATGAGTTATGAAAATGATCCTGATGTAGCTGCCTTTGGAGTAACTAAAAAAAGAGCTGCTGCCGACTTAAATAATCCGAGTGGATTAGGTTACAACGGTCAGACTTGGACTTCTTATGACACTCCAGAACAAGGTGTACAAGATACTCTTAGATTAGTCCAAAAGAAGTTAAAAACTAAAGGATTAAACAATCCAGAAAGTTTTGTTGGTAACTGGGTAACTGGTGATCCATCTAAAGGTGGGAGCGTTACAAGTGGCAATTATGTTAAAAGCCTAAAAAATGAATTAATCCAAAATGGTATTCAATTAAATCCTGATGGAACTATCCCAGACACAACAGAGGCTGCTCATGCTATTACTAGAGCATTAATTAAGAATGAGACTAGTCCTGACAAACAACAACAGTTTTTAAAGTATGTAGATCCTAAAAATCCGTACTCAACTGATCCAGATGTTGGAGCATTCCAAGTAGTAACACCAGAAGAAAAAGTAGAAAAACCGTATCAACCAGGCTATTACAATCCTAATTTACAAAGACAAGCAGCTAAAGCTAGAGTAAATATGCCTGGTGCAGCTGCTGTTGAACAATTTGGTAAAGATGTAGCTCAACCTATTTCTGAAATGGATTGGCAAAAAGAAAGTAGTTTACCTAGTGTTGGTAAGTTTGCTCTTGGATCGATGCCAATTGTTGGTACTGGCCGTGAGGCTCAAACAGCAGAGGCACAAGCAGAACTACAGCGAAGATTATTAAAAGGTGTAGAAGGAGTTAAATCATTTGTACAAAGTCCTATAGAGTCCTTACAAAGTGTTTACGAAGGATTAAAAAATGTTAGACCTGGACAGATAGTTGGTGGTGCAATTAAAGGTGCATTACTAGAACCAGAGCTGGCTTTGTTACCAGTTAAACCAGTTATTAGTGGAGCTGGAAAAACAGTAGAGGCAGCTGGTAAAGTTGTTGCACCTGTAGTTCAAGGAGCTAAAGAAGGCTTTGGAACTTTGCAAGATGTGTTCCAAGCTACTCGACAAGGTGCAAAACCATCAATGATTTCTCCAGCTGCAAGTACAACGGCTGGAGCTAATGTATTTAGAACAGAAGAAAAAATACAACAATTACGTCAAAAAGCAGACGAATTAAATAAAGACGTAATTAATCCTGATAGTGGATTAGAAGGTCAAGAATTATTAAAAAGAGCTGATGCAGTAAGATCTATGAGAGCAGAAGCCAGTCGTTTAGAAAATACAATAAAATCTAGCATGGTTGGTGGTGGAGCTGCATTAACTGAACAAACTAATGCTGTTAAAGCTGCTTTACAAAATGTTCATCCAGAAGTTGTGCAAGATTTATTACGTCAAGCTGGAGTACGTTCTATTGATGAATTGCCGTTTGACCGTGTTAATTTACAGGCATTAGATACGCATCAAAAGTTTAATAAATTTGGCATGATGGCTACTGAAGGTGAGGCTTTAGGTGATATAGCTAAAATGTCTGACGAATGGAATAATCGTGCTAAGAATCCAGAATTATTAAAACGATTTGAAGAACGTAATCCTAAACTAGTAACAGCTGTTAATGACATTCAAGAACGAGCTGCACCTGATATTTATACCAAGGACATTAAAGAACTTGGACAATTAGCTATTGATGATTTAGTTAAAAAAGATGCTGTACGGTTAGCAAACATAGAAAACAATTACAAAGCATTGGAGGCTGCCAATGGTGGTCAATTTCCTATTGATGTAAATCAATTAGGTGCAAACATTGATAAAGCATTAAAGTCTAAATTAAGAAGTAAATATTACGAAACGCAATTGTCTGAAGTAAAGCACGAAATTGATAACTTTATTAAACAAGGATCAATGACGTTTGAAGACTTTGAGAATTTAAGAAGTACTTTAGCTCAAGAAATGCGTAGTAGTAAAAACGGTAATGTTAAAGTGGCTGCTCATATTATTCGTGAACAATTAGAAAATTTACCAATGCCAGAGAATTTGGCAAGCATTAAACCATTGGCAGACAAAGCTAGAGCATCTGTGGTTGAACGTAATAAAATTTTAGATTCTAATCCAGCTTATCGTGCAGCCACTAAAGATACTAGAAATATTGCAGAATTACAAGCTGGTGTAGACCATGTTGGATCAGATCGGTTTATTAATAAATTTGTTACTGGTAATACAGATACTGCAAGTCGAGCCAATGTTCAGCGATTAATTCAAGAATTAGGTGAAGATTCACAAGGCCATCAAGCTATTAAATCTGGAACAATTGAACATTTAAAACAATTAGGCATTAATCAACAAGGTATTTTTAAACAAGATGCATTTGGTAAAAATGTAAAAAATGTATTGGGATCTAAGTTAGATTCTATTATGCAAAAACAACACGTTACCGATTTAAATGATTTAGCCGATGTTGCTAGAATGAGTGAACACGTTAAAGGTGGGCCTAGTTTTGCCAATACTTCAAATACTGCTGTAGTAGCAGAACGTAATGCACTCTTACAAGAGGCTAAAAACATTGGAGCTGGTGTAACTGAGGCTGCAATTAATACTAAAACATTAGGTTTTGGTGGTACTTTATTAAGAAGACAATTAGAAGCTAGAGCCGAAAAGAAGGCAGCAGAACAAGCAGCAAAGCAAGCAGCATTAGAAACGCAACGAATTCTCTCTCCATCAGCTGGAGTGTTACTTAAAGATATAGGAAAATAATTATGGCCGTCTTACTATCTCCAATTGGTAATGGATTTAACTTCTTAACCACAACTGGTTTGCCTTTAAATGGTGGATTTATCTATACCTACCAGGCTGGATCTACAACTCCTCTAACTACTTATTCTGATTCTCTTGGCACAATACCAAATGCCAATCCGATTACTTTAGGTACAGACGGTAGGACTCCAACAGAAATATGGTTAACAACTGGGTACTCATATAAGTTTGTTTTAACAGACAGTACTAATGCTCAAATAGCAACTTACGACAATTTATATGGCATTCCTAGTTCATCCAGTTCTAGTGCAACATTACCTAGTGGCACAATTGTTATATGGTCTGGATCGATTGGATCTATACCATCTGGATACGTTATTTGTGATGGTGCAAATGGTACTCCAAATTTAAAAGATTATTTTGTAGTTGGTGCTGGTAATACTTATTCTGTCGGTCAAAGTGGTGGATTTACGAGCTCGGTAACCAGTTCTATTGGAACAAATCTACCGTTATATTATGCACTTGCTTACATTATGAAAACATGAGCGATCTAAAATACATTAGCGAGGTAGAGGCTAACTTATCTACACATGAGGCTATTTGCCAGCAACGATATGAAAGCATTTTAGAATCCTTTGATAGAGGATCTAAACGTATGCAAAGAATCGAATATCTTTTATATGCAGTTATTGCCGTGACGTTCTTTGGTAAAGATAATTTGATTGAATTATTTAAGCATTTAATCGTCAAATGAAATGTCTATTACAGAAGGAGCAAAGTCCATTAGTGAAGGACTTAACCAGGCTAGAGAGGCTGGTAAGAGTCTAACTAAAACTATTCAAGACATTCAACATGATGGTGTTGAAGTAGCACAGGAACAATTAGCAGAACATCGTAGGAAAAAGGCATATCAAGAGGCTACTGAGAACTCAATAATTTATCGTGCTATACAAGAGTACGAAAATCAAAGTGCTGTGATTAAAGCTGAAAATGATGCTGAACGTGATTTTAAAGCTAAGTATGGTGTTAAAGAATGGAATAAAGTTTTAGAGTTAAAGTCAGTTGTAGAGAAAGAAGTTCAAGAAACAAAGCAGTATTATGGACACAAGTTAAGTGATGTTAGGCGAGTCCAGTTGTGGTGTTTTTTTGCAGCTGCCGTTTGTACATATTTTTTGTGGAAATATAAGTACATATGATATGGCTTACTATATGGCTTATATTGTATTTAATTGAATTAGTGTTATTAGCAATTGCATTTGTTTTATGGTGGGAAATCAGAGAATTAGAGAAAAAGCCTAAATATAAAGTTATTCGAGAACGTATAGAACGAACTAAAAAGGATATAGTCCGTGGATGATGATTTGTTTAAACTTTGGTTAGTTTTTGCTATGGTAATAGTTGTTCTTTTAATCTTACTCAAGTGAGGACATATGTTTGGTATAGATGATATTGTTTCTGTTGGAATGAAAGTCCTAGACAAAGTAATTCCTGATCCAGAACAGAAAGCTAAGGCACAATTAGATTTACAGACTCTTGCTCAACAAGGTGAGTTAGCCCACATACAGGCTGATATTGATAAATTTAAAGCCGAGGTAGAAGATCGGGATTCTGCTCGTAAGGCTCATGCAGAGGTTGCTACGAGTGCCAATTCAACGCAATTAGACAAGGCTGTAGTGCCTCTTTTAGCTCTTGGTGTAGTAGGACTGGCATTCTTATTAATTGCAGTCTTAATGTTTATAGACACTCCTGATAACCAGCAACAATTAGTTATCTTTGCATTAGGTTTTATTACTAGTGCAGCTGGACAAGTCCTATCGTTTTATTTTGGCTCAAGTCAAGGCAGCAAGGATAAATCGGAGTTGATGAAAGGCTTAAAATGACAAATCTATCAGAGCATTTTACTTATGAAGAACTTACGCATACAGATCATCGTGAATTTGACAATACTCCGAATGATGCTGAGTTGGCTAATCTTACTCGTTTGGCAGAGTTTCTTGAACAGGTTAGAGCGTTATTGGGCAAGCCCATTTTTGTTAATAGTGCTTTCCGTAGTAAATTGGTTAATGATGCTGTGGGTTCTAAAGACTCTAGTCAACATCGGTTGGGCTGTGCTTGTGACATCCGAGTAGTTGGGATGACTCCTGATGAAGTAGTCAAGGCCGTGATTGCATCTGACTTAGGCTATGACCAGGTAATCAGAGAATTTAATGCTTGGACGCATCTGAGTATTCCTAATTCAATTCACAATGAACCACGGAAACAAGCCTTGATCATTGACAAACAAGGTACACGTTTATATAGTAGTACAACAACGGAGAAATAACATGGCAACTAACTTTAAAATTACTGGTGGAGCGAGTAAAGGTAACACTAAATCGCACTATGTTGTAGAAAGACAACACGAAAAAGCCGAGCATAATGAGATCACTCGGCTGGCTAAAAAACTAGAAAGACATATGGATTTACCAATGGATAAGGCACATTCTGATCAAAGTGATGCACCTTTACCCAACATGAGAAAGTATTAAAACGGTACGTCTTCTAATGTTTTAGGAAATGGATCTTTAGGTTCTGGCACATTTAAATAAGCCATTAAAAATCCGTCTTTTAATGCGAATAATGGTAAAGACTCAATCTTAATCATTAAGTCACCGTTCTTGGTCTCCAGCACAACTCCAATTGATTGGTATTTTTTTTTGGATTTACCATCTTTATCCACATACTCTGATACTGCTGCTTTCACATAATATTTGACTGACATTTTATCCTCGCATTAAATCGGTCTCTACTGCCACTTCATTCAAAAACTGCTGTACTTCTTCTTCCATCTTTTCAATGAAATCTTTATCACGCATAATTTGTTCTACATATAACTGGCACTTCTCTGGCATTCTCGGATCATAGCTAACAAACCAGACATAATCGATATGTTTACCAACACAGGCCATTTGAGCTTGCATCTGAGTAACATACTTGCTGGGAGCTCCAGACTTAAAGTATGACCAATGGATCGATGAGCTGAACGGACATTTAATCTCGATGAGTGCATCATTACCTACTAAACCATCAGGAGAGCAGCCAAACCATTCAATACTAGGATGTTTAATAAATGCTACTTGGTCTACAAAGACATTGTGAGAAACCTCAAAAGCAACTCTTGCTGAGTTTTCGAATTCTTTGCCATGATCCATTGCCTGATTAGAATAAGACGGCTCTATGATGCCTGTAACACGTTGTAAAGCTAATTCTATTAAATAATTGGCTCTGGATGCTGATACACCAGTTTTAGTCTTTGCCATTACGTCTGCAACACGACTAGCAGTTACAGATCCTCTGCGAGCCTCATGCCATTCTAAAGATCCTTGTTCCATATTAACTCGCTTTCTTTCTCAGTTCGTTCACTAGTTCATCTAAATCAGGATTAATACGATTAATACTTTTAATATATAGGTAGCTAGAGCACAAACAACGGCCTCTAGTCTCATACATTGAGCCAGTAATAATATCCATAAACCGTGGATGATCCTCATGCCTAGTTAGGATAAAATACCGATTGCCAATGTTTGTCTCACCTAAATACAGTTTTTTACCAGTTAGCCAGGCTTTCATGGCAAATTTGTGAGGATGCCGTAATGGATAGCATTGAGCTGATGGTGCAAATGTTTCGTTCATCTGTCATTCCTTTCCAATTTAGCTGCTAAACACATTTCTCGGTATTTCTGAGGAATATCTGGATGCCAGCCACCAAGGAGCATATTGCAATTAATCTTGTACTTTTCCTCGGCTCTAGACAGTTCTGTAAAGTAGATAATAAATCCACATAAAAAGATAAATGCTGATAAAACTACAATAATTTCACGCATTAAATTTCTCCTCAAGATCCTCTAAAAGTGCCTCAATTCGGCAATTCCACAGCTGACTATCGGCAGATTGTGGCCAAGCAATTAGATGGTTTTCAATAATATCTTTCATCTTTAATAGATCAAGCTGTTTTTGTTTCTGGCACAGCTCTTCAATAGTCTCTTTAATTGTCATTTCTAGCCTCCATCATTGCATCTGCTACTGTATAAGCATAATCTCCAACCCATAAACTAACTTCTTCAACACTAATACTTTTTTTATCAGAATTAGCAATAATTGCTTGCATAGCATGACTAGCAAAGTAATCTCTTAAATCCATACCATCTTGAGATACATAAAAATCATGGTTTTTATCGCCTGTTTTACCTGTTGGAAATGCTTTCATACTAATTCTCCTTTTCTGGCATCTTTGGCCTTTGAAATACGTTCAATTGCTGATTTATCTTTACTTAATTCTTTGTAAGCCTGACCGTAGGCAGCCTTTAATGTATCAATGTCAAGGCACTCATTAATCATGTCTATCCAATGTGTACATAAGTCGGTTAAATCGGCTGTATCTTGCTCTGGAAGGTCTTCACCTTGGTAAATGTATATTGCCAAACCGTGCAGCGATATTGCCTTGGCAAGAGCTCTTTGCATAGCTGTATTCACGTCCATACTGGATGGATTAGCAATTGGCTTATTCTGATTATTTAATACAGGTAATTGAGCTGTCATTACCTTACCAAAAGCGTATACAGAGCAGAATACCATCATTGATCCGTCTGTAAATGTCATAGGATCTTTGTAATCCCAAGTAGCCATTGGATCATGCTGTAGCAAAATATCCACAGAATGACTCCAGCTCAAGTAAGTAAATTTGCCTTTCTTCTCTACAAATTCGTTTACATTAATTTTGCGTAATTCTAAGTATTTACTCATGCTAAATCTCCATTTTGAAATTCATGTTCAGCTTGTTGCGAAGCTAATTTATGTGCAAAGTCGTAGGTTTTTAGATAAATGTAATTACCTAGACCTGTCATATCGTTTTCTTTTACATACTCAGCCATTTCTAAATTCTCTTTGACTGTAAGTTCTGATACAGCCTCAGCAATCAATTTGGCTGGGTTGTAATCAGTTTTAATGAGTTCGTTAGTACGATCTTCAATCATCATTTCAGCAACTTCTGCCTCATCGTATTTTGTGTCGTAGCATAACCAGGAGTCAAAACTTTTAAAATTGTTCATTATTTAACTCCTTGTAGCAACCAGATTGTTAGTGCTGGGCCAAACATAACTGCAAAACCTATAACTGCTTGAATAAATGTTTTCATGATTTTTTCTTTCGTTATAGGTTTTTAATTTTATTTAATTCACCACCTAATAAAGTAGCAAGACAAGCAATGTTTATTTCTTCTAATTCAGAATCATAAGCATCGCAAATGTAAGCCACAGCCTGTGGGTAATATTGTTGCAACAAAGTAATAATTGTATTTTTGTCCATTTTGACTTTCTCTTCTTTCACTTTAATTAATTAAATAAATATGCAGTAAGTTAGAATGCTTGACTTGTTTAGATGCTGACTCGCTTGCTACCGTGACATCCGTTTCGACTATTGCCGTATTCCTGTCAAATCTAGTAAAACTTACTGCATGACTAAATATTAAAGCAAAAAACAATATTTGTGTTAGTTTTTGTAAAAATATTTGTTTTGTATCTTTTTTACAACTTTTATACAAATCTATACAATATCATATACTATTACGATATTAACACAACAAAGGAAGAAAATGAATCCAATAACTGCATTGCAATTAGAGTTTGGTCTTTTATCAGACTTAGCTCAAAAATTAGGTGTTCGTGAGAGTGCTGTATACGCTTGGAAAGCAAGAAATACAATACCCAAGAAACATATCCGAAGTATTGAAAAATTATCTGAAGGCCGATTAACGAGAGAAATGCTTAGACCTGATCTATACAGAAAGGATTGATATGGCTGGTGATTGGATTAAATTTCAAATTGATACTCCAGATAAGCCAGAGGTTCTTGCAATTGCCAATAGGTTAAATATTGATCCTGATGCTGTTGTAGGAAAGTTAATTCGAGTCTGGTCATGGTTCGATAAACATACGATTGATGGTAACGCACAGAGCGTTACATTTTCGTTCCTAGATCGTCTCACTTGCGTTACAGGTTTTGCAGAACAAATGCAATTTGTTGGATGGTTAGAACAAAACGGAAGTGTCTTAACAATGACCAATTTTGGCTATCACAACGGAAAGTCAGCAAAATCAAGAGCTTTGGGAAAGGATCGTCAAAATAAGCACAGAAATAGTAACGCAAATAGTAACGCTATTAGTAACGCACCTACCGTTACGAAGTCGTTACCAGAGAAGAGAAGAGAAGAGAATATAAATACTTATACAGATGATTTTGAGTTGTTTTGGAAAATGTATTCAAAGCCAGTAGGCAAAGTTAATGCTTTTAAGGAATGGAATAAATTAAAACCGAATGCTCAATTAATTAAATTAATTACTGAAAAAGCAAAAGCACAAGCTATTGCCATACCAGAAACAAAGTTTCGTAAAGATGCAGAAAGATGGATCAGAGACAGAAGATGGGAAGATGAAGTAGTAACAAAACAGACTAACGATATATTTTCACCTGTGAGGACAGCATGATAGGAGAACGACAAGTATTCAAAGATTTACATTCTGGTAAACAAATACCTAGTATTTTTGTATTTGTAGGAGATCAGTCAGAACATTGGGATATGAAAGATACAATCTTTACAGAACAAAACAGACCTAAGCCAAATGACCTAGCTTTTTTGCAAAACCAAGTAGTACAGTTAATTCACTTTAAAAACGCTTCAGACGAGTTTTTTGCAACTTGGTATACCTACCTATCAACCATAGGAATAAAAACGCTTGTAGCCACGGATTCGGAGGTAGAAACATATGTTAGTAGACATTGATCTCGATAAATACGCTGAATACTCTGAAATTCGCAATATGGTGAACGAAAAGTCTGATTTTGAGACGGAAGTAGTTGAGTATTTTCAAAACCTACAAAACGGTATTTTAGGTGACAAATTGCCTTTTTATTCTGCACAACAAAAAATTGGCTTTCGTAGAAAAGAAATCACAGTATTAGCTGGAGTTAATGGTCATGGGAAATCATTAATCCTCGGTCAAATTGCTTTGGACATTGTGGATAAAGGCTCAAAAATCCTGATGGCAAGTCTAGAAATGCCTCCAGTATCAACCTTGGCTAGGATGACTAAACAGGCCACAGGAGTCAATATTCCTACTAAACAACAAATAAATGAGTTTATGAAATGGAAACTAGACCATTTTTATTTATTTAACCATGTTGGTAGTTTGGAGTCCTGGCAAGTTATTAGTTTATGTAGATATGCAGCACTAGAACTCAAGGTTAGTCATGTAATTATTGATTCTTTGACTAAATGCACTAAAGGTGAGACTGATTACGATGGTCAAAAAGACTTTATGAACCAGTTATGTGAGGTTGCTAAAGAAATGAATATCCATATTTTCTTAGTTCACCATGTCAGAAAAGGCAATGACGAGACAGAAACAGCAAATAAATTCGATTTAAAAGGATCTGGATCGATCTCGGATTTAGTTGATAACGTAATAATAATCGCCAGAAATGTAAAAAAAGAGCGAGAAACGGAAATAAATGGCATAGCAGACAACAGTATTCCTGATGCTGCATTAATTGTAAGCAAACAACGGCATGGTGATTGGAACGGCACGATCAGGCTTTGGTTTGACAAAAAAAGCCAGCAATTTATCGAAAGTTATATTCAACCAGTAATTAAATATGTGGAGAACTAATGAAAATTTTAGTTGCTTGCGAGTTTAGTGGAACTGTAAGAGATGCATTTATTAAAGCTGGGCATGATGCCATGAGTTGTGATATAGAGCCTACAGATGTTCCTGGACCTCATTATCAAGGTGATGTTATGGATGTTATTAACCAAGATTGGGATTTAATGATTGCTTTTCCACCATGCACTCATTTAGCCGTATCAGGTGCTAAACATTTTGCTAAAAAACAAGCTGATGGTAGACAACAACAAGGTATTAATTTTTTTTTAGAAATAGCTAATGCAAATATACCTCGAATAGCTATAGAAAATCCAATAGGAATTATGTCTAAACTTTATAAAAAACCAACACAGATAATTCAACCTTGGCAATTTGGTGATGAGGCTCAAAAAACTACTTGTTTGTGGTTAAAAAATTTACCTAATTTATTACCTACAAATATTGTTGGTAAAGGAAAATTTTACATATCTCCTAAAGGAAAAAAATTACCTGAGTGGTACGGTGATGCAAGTGTTAATGGTAAAAAAATAGCTTACGGAAGTGTAGAAATGAAAAAAATAAGAAATAAAACCTTTCAAGGTATTGCAGATGCTATGGCAACGCAATGGAGCGTAAATGAATTTTTTGGTCAAAAAGAACTGGAGTTAATTTAATGGACGATCCTAATAAAGCAGTAAATTTTTTACTTAAAAACTCCAAGATTTATGCCCAGGCTAAAGCTGAAAGAATCTATTTGGAAGAGTTTAGAAAGTCTAAGAAGGCATTATTAATGCAACAAGCTCAGATGCATGGAGTAGAGACAATGTCGGCTCAGGAGCGTGATGCCTATGCAAATAAAGAATATCAAGAATTAATTAAAGGATTAGCAGCTGCTGTAGAAGTCGAAGAGGATCTACGGTGGAAGTTAATAGCAGCTCAAATGCGAGTTGATATTTGGAGAACTAACCAAGCAAATAACCGATTTATAGAGAAAGGATTAACATGAACCATCCATTTAACGTCATTGTGTATTTATTAAAAGAATATAACGAGGCAATTCAGAATAAAGAATATGTTAGAGCTTATGAACTGGCCACAGATATTACGGATCAGGCTCAAAAGTTAGAAGATTTTGCTCAAGAGTCTGCAAATGACTTGTGATATGATGTAATCATCACATAAGGAGATTATATGGAAATCTGGAAAGATGTATTGGGTTTAGAACAATATTACGAAGTATCTAATTTGGGTAACATTAAATCTAAAGTAAGAACTGGAATTACTAATTTTGGTGAAAGAAATTATGGTGGAAAAGTAGTTAAACCATTTCTAAGCACAGTTGGTTATCCAGTAGTAAACCTTACTTACAAAGGTTATAGAAAACAATTTACTATACATAAATTGGTTTTAGAGGCATTTTATGGTAAAGCACCTGAAGGCATGGAAGGTTGTCATAACAATGGAGTTAAAACAGATTCTTATTTAACTAATTTGCGTTGGGACACTAGAAAAAACAATCATGCAGATAAAAAATTGCATGGAACACAGCAACATGGTGAGCAAAGTGGAAATGCAAAATTAACTAATGAAAAAGCATATTTAATTAAATACTCAAAAATTCCTATAAAAGAATTATGTGAAAAATTCCAACTATCAAGAGGTTGTATTGAAAAAGTACGCTATGGTTCTACTTGGAAACACATTTAATGTATCGCAATAAAAAATTATTGGAATTATGCAGAGGTTTACCTTGTCAATTATGTGGTCGAAAAGATGGCACAGTAGTCGCTGCACATTCAAACCAGTTGCGTGATGGCAAAGGAAAAGGATTAAAAGCTAGTGATTATCGAGTTGCATCACTTTGCTACGTTTGTCACATGGAGTTAGATCAAGGTAAACATTTAGATAAACAACAAAGAATAGAACAATGGGAAGATGCACATAGGAAAACAATAGGACTTTTATTTGAAAACGGATTTATAAAATGCTAACTTTCCCGTGGTATCCCAAGCAGCTTAATCCTAATGTTAGTTCTCACTATCACGAAAAGGCAAGGCACAAAGCCATTTATAAAGAGGCTTGTTATTGGATAACTAAAGAATCTAAAACAAAAAGTAAAGACTATACAGAGCTGCATATACGATTTTTTAAGCCTAATCGTAGGTGGATGGATCTTGATAATATGTTGGCTAGTATTAAGTCTGGGCTAGACGGTATGTGCTTGGCACTTGAGATTGATGATCGATGTTTTACAAAAATAGTGTTAGAAATTGATAAAAACATTGGTGGAATGATACAAATAGAGTTAAAATAAATTGTGCAATTACGCACCTTTTAGCTAAAGGATGAATCATGGGTATGATGGACAAAAAAATGATGAAGAGCTCTACTGGTGCTACTGCACCAAAGAAAGCTAGTGCTGCCGATACAAAAGGCGAGCGTAGAGAGAAAATGGTTGGTGGTGTTGCAATGGGTATGATGGATAAGACTGGCAAGGACAATCAGTTCAATACTGGACGTTCTGAAGGTGTTTGCTACACTCACGACAGAAGTTGCTACAAGTAATAAGCGAAATGGCCCAAGTCACGTCTTGAGCCACTTCTAACCAATTACAACTTAAGAGGAGTTGCAATGGCTGTGAATAAGAATACTGATACCTGTAATTGTTGTCGATTTTTTTCTAATAACGAGGAAATAATGGGCAGCTGCAAACGGTATCCAACTTACCAGAACCGACATGGCTCGGACTGGTGTGGAGAATACTCTCCTGATCAACCAACTCAAGTGGTCAATTTAATTGTTGAACATTTTGCAGAACCTATAGAACAACCAAAGAAAAAACGTGGAAGGCCATTTAAAAAATGAACTTAAAGCCACTTAACGACAAAGTAGTCGTAAAACCAATAGAACGAATTAAATCCGAATTAATTGCCGTGATTATGGATGAGAGAGACAACATGGGTACAGTCATGGCTGTAGGCCCAGGTAAACGTCTGCCAAACGGTAAACGAGAAGAAATGCCAATAGAGGTAGGATCATTTGTCAGATTTGGTCATATGGGCAATGATGAGTACCTTAAATACCAAGAATACTTTGAAAATGGTGAAAGATACCTCATAATGAGCTGGCAAGACGTATGTTTTATTACTGAAAAGGAGCAAGCTAATGGCAAGTAAACCTGGCTTATATGCCAATATTCATGCAAAACAGGAACGGATCGAGCGACAAAAGGCAGAAGGTAAGCCAGTTGAGAAGATGCGTAAGGTAGGCAGCAAAGGAGCACCAACTGCTAAAGCATTCAAAGAATCAGCAAAGACGGCTAAAAAATGAAAAAACACGATAAACCAATACCTCACAAGACTACTGGCAAGGATAAGACATACAATCCTACTGACAAAGGTGCTGGGATGACTGCTAAAGGCAGAGCCGAGTACAACGCTAAGAACAATGCCAATCTCAAGCCTCCAGCACCAAATCCTAAGACAAAGACTGATAAAGGCAGAAAAGCCAGTTTTTGTGCAAGGATGGAAGGAGTTGTTAAGAACGCTAAAGGCCCAGCTGAGAGAGCCAAGGCATCACTCAAGAACTGGAACTGCTAATGCCATTAATTAAAAGTAAATCCAATAAAGCAGTAGAAAAGAATATTAAAGAGGAATTGAAGTCAGGAAAACCTCAAAAACAAGCAGTAGCAATCGCATTAAATGTCCAACGTCAAGCACAAAAGAAAGCCAAGAAATGATTAAATTAGAACTAACTATCCAAGAAGTAGAACACGCACTCAAGTTTATTGGATGTGGGCCATATGCTGAAGTAGCAGATTTAATCAATAAGATAAGAGAGCAAGGTCTTAAACAAGTACAAGAGATGCAAGCCTCACAAAATGTTGTAGAATTACCACAAGAAGATTAATTTACTCAAATAGATAATGACTGAAACAGATCAATCTCGCTCGCTAAAGATGCAAGGCAATCAAAATGCCAGCAAAAATAAGCTATTTTATGACCGTATTAAGATCCATTTAATACAGAATCCTAAGAAGTTGGAGAAGATTGTCGAGAAACTGGTGGCTAGTGCAATGGATGGTGAACCGTGGGCTGTAAAAGAACTCATGGATCGAGTCGATGGTAAACCAGTCCAGGCTACATCATTTGAGAACCCAGACGGTACTCCAATGGTAGGCAGCATACAAGTAACATTTATTAAGCCAAATGAGCCTACAGACAGCAATCAGTCGAGCTGAGTTTCCAGCAAAGCTAGAATGCTTATTTGTACCTGAGAACAGTCGTTATCGAATCTTATATGGTGGCCGTGGTGGCTCTAAGTCATGGAATGTAGCTAGAGCTCTTCTGGTCAAAGGTGCTAAGAGTCCTATGCGATTCTTATGTGCTAGAGAGTACCAAACAAGTATTAAGGACTCAGTACATAAGCTGCTAACAGATCAGATATTTGCACTTGGTCTAGAATCGTTCTATGAGATTACTCAGAACTCGATCCGTGGAAAGAACGGTACAGAGTTTGCCTTTGTCGGCTTAAAGAACAACATAGCGAACATTAAGTCGTTTGAAGGTGTAGACATATGCTGGGTAGAAGAGGCTCAGACCGTATCCAAATTAAGCTGGAACGTACTCATACCTACTATCCGTAAAGACAAATCAGAGATATGGATTACGTTTAACCCAGAGCTGGAGACCGATGAGACATTCCAACGGTTTGTAGTCAATCCTCCAGCTAATGCAGTAGTCCAGAAGATTAACTGGTCAGATAATCCGTGGTTTCCTGATGTACTAGACCTAGAACGTCAAGCACTCAAGAACCGTGATATTGAGGCATACAATACCGTTTGGGAAGGCATCTGCCGACAGACCATAGATGGTGCTATCTTTGCTAAAGAAATGACTCTGGCTGAGATAGAAGGACGGATTACCAAAGTACCATACGATGCTACTAAGCCAGTTCATGCCATTTTTGATCTTGGCTGGGCAGACAATACAGCTTGCTGGCTCATGCAATTTATTGGCCAAGAGCTACATTTCATACGGTATTTTGAGGATAACCAGAAGACAATTACCTATTATTTACAGGAAATGCAGAAGTTTGGCTATCTATATGACACGTTATGGCTACCACATGATGCAGCTGCTAAGTCTCTTGGAACTGGTAGAAGTATTGAGGAAATAGTCAGAGCTGCTGGGTTTAAAGTACAAATGCTCGATCGAGTGCCAATAGCTGACTCAATCAATGCAGCCAGGACAATATTTAATAAATGTTATTTTGATAGAGAAAATACTTCAGATGGTTTAAACTGTCTAAGACATTATCAATACGATGTAGATGTAGAAACTGGAGCATTCAGCCAAAGGCCGTTACATAATATTTACAGCCACGGTGCAGATGCGTTCAGATATGTGGGTTTGATGGTGAACGAGCCTCGCAAGCCAAAGCCAAGAAGACCAGATTATCAACCAATTACGAGCTGGATGGCATAGATGGATGATCCTAGAATTGAAGAGGCAAAACAATTTCTTAGATTTTGTGGTGAGGCAGATTCCAATAATCGAGCCGAGGCATTAGATGATGTTCGATTTTGTGCTGGAGATCAATGGCCAGTAGAGACACAAAACAGCCGATTACTTGAATCTAGACCATGCTTAACCATTAACAAGGTTGATGCTTACGTTAGGCAGATATGCAACCAGCAACGGCAACAGAGGCCACGAATTAAAGTCCACGGTATGAACTCTGAGTCGGATGCCAAGGTAGCAGAGATATTAACTGGGATTTGTCGGCACATTGAAGTCCAAAGTAATGCTGATCATGCCTACGATACGGCATTTGAATACGCTGTAAAGATGGGCTGGGGATACTTTAGGATAACTACAGATTATGTTCGAGATGACTCATTCGAGCAAGAGATATACATTAAGCCAATAGAGAATCCGTTTACCGTTTACTTTGATCCTAATTCACAATCACCAGACGGCAGAGATGCTGAGAAAGCATTAATTACTACCGTAATGACTAAGAAAGCATTTAGTGCAATGTATCCTGATGCCGAGGTAGACCAAGGATTTAATGCTAGAGGCACAGGTGATAGCAATGCTGAATGGGTAATGAAAGAAGATATACGGATTGCTGAATACTTTTATACCGTCCGTAAACCAGTAAAGATTGTCCAATTAAGTGATGGAACTACCGTCAAAAAGTCTGAATTACCAGACGAGCAGCTAATGAATGATGCTGGAGTGTTTGTCATTAATGAACGTGATACGCACGAAAAAGAGATTAAATGGGTTAAGTTAACTGGGATGCAGATTCTAGAAGAGAGCACATGGCCTGGCAAGTACATTCCAATTATTCCAGTTTATGGTCAAACCGTAGTGGTGGACTCGAAACATAGGAAGTTTGGATTAGTCCGTCAGGCTAAAGATCCACAGAAGATGTATAACTACTGGACAACTGCATTGACAGAGTCCGTAGCACTAGCACCGAAAGCAAAATGGATATTGGCAGAAGGACAGGACGAAGGCCATGAGAACGAATGGGCTCAAGCTAATATTGCCTCCAAAGCTACTCTGAGATACAAACAAACAGACATTGATGGCCGTGTAGCACCTCCACCAATACGACAGCAGCCAGAAGCTCCACCAACAGGCATAACAACGGCTCTGCAAGGTTTAAATGCTGACTTAATGGCAGTAGTTGGGATTTATGATCCTAGTCAATTGCCACAAGGAATGCAGTCTGGTAAAGCAATCCAAGGCCAGCAAATGCAAGTGGACATGGTTAACTATCATTACTTTGATAACTTAACTCGGTCTATTAGTCATGTCGGCACAATTATTCTCGATTTAGTACCAAAGATTTACGATACCCAGCGAGTTATGCGAATTATTGGTGATGATGGAAAGCCTGATTTGGTAAACATTAATGAGCCTGGAGAGGACGAACAAGGAGTTAAAAAGATACTTAATGACGTAACTGTTGGTCAATATGACGTAGTAATGGATACAGGCCCAGGCTATAACAGCAAGCGTAGTGAGGCAGTAGAATCTATGATGACATTATTGGCTGCTGATCCTAATCTTATGCAAACTGCTGGAGACTTAATCTTTAGGAATATGGACTTCCCAGGAGCTGAAATAGTAGCAGATCGTTTAGCAGCTGCAAATCCAATGGCTCAGATTGATAAGAAATCTCCAATACCTCCACAAGTTCAGATGCAATTAAAGGCTAATGATGCCCAAATGCAACAAATGCAGCAAGAGATTCAGCGACTACACATAATTATCCAAGAACGTCAAGACATGGAGCAAGTCAAGCAAGATAACATGACTAAACGTGAGTTGATGAAAGTCACAGCTAAAGCACATGAAATTGAAATGAATAACGAGACTCGCAGAGCTGATACACAAATCAAGGCACAAACTGCCGTACACGATACAGATACTAGGACTGATACACAATTACAAATTGAGAATTTAAAAGGCCAATTTGCCATGATTCTGTCGCAAATAGATGCAGCTGCAAGAAGAGCTGCTACTTCAGAAACTACAGAGAGAGCCATATAATGCCTACCGTAACATCTGAAAACAAGGCTGAGTTTGATAAGAAAAGACTCGGTGTTAGTAATTCAGAGCCATCTATTAATGTAAATAACCGAGATATAAAGGTAACTTTGCATCCTGTAGAGGAACGGCAAGGCCATAAATTACATTATGTGCATACTGATAAGTTTGAAAATGCTTTTAAAAAAGATGAGACTGGTTATATTGGGCCAAAAGGTACTGAAAATGCTATTAAAAACAGATATAAAGGTGTAGGAGAGTTTTTAAAAACTGCACCATCAATGCGAGCTAGTGAGGCATATGTTAGACCAAATGGAAGTGTTGTATTTGGTGATGGAAGACATAGATTTGCTTATTTAAGAGACATTGGACTGAAGAAAATACCAATGAGTTTAGATAAAGAATCTGTGAGAAATGCTAAAAAACACGGATATATTGATTAAATTGACAACAATTAATTAATGTATTAACTTAGTTCAAACCTTACCAGTTAGGTAAACTGGGTAAATTCTTGGAGCTTATCCATGTCAGAAGCAACTGTATTAACTAGCGAAAATAGTGCCGAGTTTTATGCAAATAAATTAGGTTTAGCTGATCAACCAGAAGTTGAGGCTGTAGAAACAGAGCCAACTGAGGAGATTGAGCAGAGTGAACCAGAGGCAGAGAATGAGGACAAGGTAACAGAGGAACGGAAAACCAATCCTAAACTTGAAAAGAGGTTTTCAGATTTAACTAAGCAACGTGAGCAATTGCGTAAAGAAGTAGAGCAAGAGCGAGCAGCTAAGGCAGAACTGGAGAATCGTTTAAAGGCTTTAGAAACACAGGCTGCACCTAAACAGGAGCAGAGCAGTAATCAGAGGCCACAGCCGTCACAATTTGTAGATGCATTTGAATATGCAGAGGCATTAGCAGATTGGTCAGCTGAAAACGCTGTAATGAGAGCAAGACAGGAAGACGTAGAACGTAGAAGACAGGAAGACCGAAACCAAGTAATAGACACATGGAATAAACGACTTGAAACTACTAAAGCTGAAATACCTGATTTTGAAGATATGGTGCAATCTAGTGACGTTATTGTCCCAGATGCTGTCAGAGATGCAATCTTGGAAAGCGAAGTTGGCCCAAGAATTTTGTATCATTTGGCAGAAAATAAAGACATTGCTGAAAAGATAACCAAATCAAGCATCATTACTGCTCTAAGAGAGATAGGTAAGTTGGAGGCAAAATTTGAGAAATCAGAAGAGCCAATAAGTAAAACTGTTGCTGTGAAGTCTAAAGCACCAACTCCGATTAGTCCGATTAAAGGATCTGGAACGATTGCTGACGTACAAGTAGATGGAGAAGGAAAATTCTACGGTAGTTATCAAGCGTACAAAGAGGCTCGAAAGGCTGGACGGATTAGGTAAATCTAATTTATTTTTAAAGGAAATATCATGGCTAATACCTTATTAACCATTTCCAAGATTACTAACGAAGCGTTAATGGTGTTGGAAAACGAATTAACATTTACTAGCGAAGTAGATCGTAACTATGATGATCAATTTGCTGTTGTAGGTGGAAAAATTGGTGCAACTGTAAACGTTCGTAAACCTGGTCGTTTCATTGGTACTACTGGCCCAGCTCTGAACGTAGAAGACTTTAACGAGACTTCAGTTCCAGTAACTTTGTCAACTCAGTTCCACGTTGATACTCAGTTCACAACTCAGGATTTAGCATTGTCTTTGGATATGTTCTCAGACCGTGTTCTAAAGCCAGCAGTTGCTGCAATTGCCAACAAAATTGACCGTGATGGTTTAGCGATGGCTACTCTACAAACTGCTAATACAGTTGGTACAGCTGGAACTCCTCCAACAGGCTTAATTACTTATTTGACTGCTGCTGCTTATCTAGACTCCGAAGGAGCTCCAAGAGATGGCCGTAGATCATGTATCGTTGAGCCGTTTACATCTGCAACTATCGTTGACAGCTTAAAAGGTCTATTTGTACCTCAAGAGGCTATTAGCGAGCAGTATCGTAAAGGTTTGATGGGTAAAGACAGTTCTGGTATGAACTGGAAACTTGATCAGAACGTGGTATCACAGACTTATGGTAACTTCAGCACATCGACTGTTACTGCATCTGTTGCAACCACAACTGCAACTGGTTTCTTAACATCTGGCTGGGCATCTACATCGAGCATTAGTTTGACTGCTGCTAATAGTGGCACAATCAATCTAAACGCTGGTGATACATTTACCATTGCTGGTGTTTATGCAGTTAACCCACAAAACCGTCAAGCATATGGCTCAAACAAACTACGTCAATTCGTAGTTAAGTCTGCTGTAACTGTTGCCTCTGGTAACTCTGTAACTGTAGTTGTTTCTCCAGCTGTTATCTCTGCTGGTCAGTTCCAGAACGTATCCATTCCAACTACTTCAGCAACTGCTGCCGTAACATTCTTTGCAAGCCAATACAATGCAAGTGGATCTGGAGTTGTCAGCCCACAAAACATGATCATGCACCGTAATGCATTTACACTCGCTGTAGCTGACTTAGAGCTGCCAGAAGGTGTTCACTTTGCTGGACGTGCATCTGATAAAGAAATTGGTTTGAGTATGCGTGTTGTCCGTCAATACACCATCAATAACGATTCGATCCCGACTCGACTTGATGTATTGTATGGCTGGGCCCCACTATACCCAGAACTTGCTTGCCGTGTTGCAGCTTAACTTAAAGGAAAATAATCATGGCCGCTCCAAATTCAACCTCAACAATTCACCCAAGCAATTTAGCCACTAATCAAGCAATTCGGTTATTGGCTGTTGCAACAGGTGTAAACGTCAACTCAACTGGTGACCAGGCGACTTTGGCAATTAATAATGCCTCAAGTTATTCTGTATCCAATGTCGTGTTTACTAATGCCTCAACAAGTCTAACGACTGCTGCTGCTGGACTATTTACAGCTCCGTCAGCTGGTGGTACAGGAATTGTTGCGAATGCTGCTCTATCTGCTCTTACTTCTAGTACAGTTGTAAGCCAGAGAACTGTTGCATCAACAGCATTACAAACAGCTCAAAACTTATACCTCAACGTAGGTACTGCACAAGGTGCAGCTGCTACTATGGATGTATATGTTTACGGCTACGACTTCAGCACATATTCTTAATTTGAGCTGAATATTAAAAGAAAGCCATCCGATAAAAAGGATGGTTTTTTTCTATGAATGACTTATAATGAACTAACCGAAAATCGGTTTTCTTTGCAAAGGAAAAATTATGCCATCAACCACGATAACTAGAGGAAATATACTTTCTTATACTCTAGTTCAAGTCAGTATTACTCCAGCAGCAACAGCAGCCAATACCTCAGCAGCACAGACATTTACAGTACCTGGTTTAGTTACGACTGATATTGTTCATGTGTCATGTTCTGGAGCACAAACAGCTGGTATATTTATTGCTGATGCTAGAGTAAGTGCAGCCAATACATTAAGTGTTCAATTTGCTAATTGCACAGGTACTTCAGCAACAGCAGCAAGTGGCAATTACATTGTTGAGGTAATTGAAGCAGAAGGCCCATTACCTAGTACTGCGAATTAATCATGGCTGCCACGCAAGTATTACGAACAGCTGGGCCAACAACTGCAATAGCCGTTACAACGTCAAGTAGTACTGCTGTAACGATTACTCCAGCTGGTACAACGCAAGTTAGTTATTGTGCATTCTTGAATGTTGCAAGTACACCAATAGCAATTACTATTACTCCTGTGGTGGCTGGTGTAGGAACGGCAGTTGCAGCAGCATTTCCATCGGCTGGCTCATCTAATAACACGATTGTTTTAGGTGTTTCGATGAGTACTCCAATGGTAATTGCTGTACCTCCAATATTCCAAGTAACTGCAATAGGCACAGCTAGTTCGACATTATATGTAACACCAATGGTTGACCAGACTTAGGAGTTTTTATGGCTGATCCAGCCTCCACGGTAGATCAAAATCTACTGCCAGTCCAGGCTTACTTTAACTTGGACGGTAGTTTTAGTACATTTATTGGGCAGAATCAGCCATTCTATGCCACAACTAATCCAAGTCAATCTGGGTTATCGATCACGAATAGCACAATCAATAGCACGACTATTGGTGCTACAAGTCCGTCAACTGGTGCATTTACAAGCCTATCTACGACAACAGGTACGGTAGCCACTAGTCCAACATCAAACACCGATATTGCTAATAAACTGTATGTAGATACGGTTGCACAAGGACTTAATCCAAAGAATGCTTGTCAGGTAGCAACAACTGTCAACATTACTTTATCTGGATTACAGTCAATTGATAGTTACACTACATTAGCTGGTGATCGAGTATTAGTAAAAAATCAGTCTACACAGGCTAATAATGGTATTTATGTGGCCTCTAGTTCAGCATGGACAAGAGCAACTGATATGGATACTTGGTCAGAAGTGCCAGGAGCATATACAGTCATATTAAATGGTGGTCAATCAAGTACTGGTTGGGTATCTACGTCAGCAAGTACAGGCACAATTAATGTCACGGCAATTACTTGGACTCAATTTAGTTTAAATTCCACCTACTATGCTGGTACAGGACTGAGTTTATCCTCCAATACTTTTAGTATTACAAATACTGGAGTAACGGCTGCTAGTTATGGATCTGCCAGTCAATCCTTAACAGCTGTAGTCAATGCTCAAGGACAATTAACCAGTTTAGCTGCACAAAGTATTGCCATTAGTAATACTCAGGTAAGTGGATTAGGCACAATGAGCACTCAGAATGCTAATAGTGTCTCTATAACTGGTGGAAGTATCACAGGAACGACTATAAGTGGCTCTACAGGAGCTTTTACAACTCTGTCAGCCTCTGGTGTTATTACATCAACTGTAGCGACAGGAACAGCTCCTTTTACCGTTTCTAGCACAACTGCTGTAGCTAACCTAAGTATTGGTGGAAATGCAGCCACAGCTACAACGGCATCGAGCGTAACGAATGCATTAACTTTTAATAACTTAGGAGCTGGAGACAGTTCTGGCACAACTTTTAATGGTTCAGCAGCTAGGACATTGTCGTATAACTCTATCGGAGCACCATCAACCACAGGCACAAATGCTACAGGCACATGGGGAATCTCGGTAACTGGTAACGCTGGAACAGTTACAAATGGAGTAGTTACGACAGGATCTTACTCAAATCCATCTTGGATAACTTCTATTTTAGGATCGATTGTAAGTGGAGCAGTCACAAGTGCTACCACGGCTACAAATTTAGCTGGAGGCACAACTGGTGCTATTGCTTACCAAAGTGGAGTAGGAGCAAGTACTTTCTTAACTTTAGGTACAACAAACTATGTATTAACAGCTGGAGCAAGTGCTCCTCAGTATGTAGCTCAGAGTACTTTATCGGTAGGATCGGCAACAAGTGCAACCACAGCGACTACAGCAACTAATCTTGCTGGTGGAATAGCTAGTCAGATACCTTACCAAACAGCAGCTGGGACAACATCATTTATAGCTAATGGTACAAGTGGTTATGTATTGACCAGTAATGGTACTGCTGTACCTAGTTGGCAGACAAATGCAGCCTCGGTATCGGTCACGGATGACACAACTACTGCCAGCACTCGGTATCCATTATTTGCTAATCAAACATCTGGGAGCATAACCACTCAATACACTAGCTCTACAAAACTGCAATTTGTACCCAGTACAGGCACATTAACGGCTACAGTTCATGCTGGTGGAGCTGCTTTAACTAGTGGGAACATAGATAATGTAGTGATAGGCAATACAACGGCAGTAAGTGGTAAGTTTAGTACGGTAATTATTGCACCATGATGACTTGGAAAATCTTAGAAGTCATTAAAGATGGTGAATTAATCAGCCAGGCTAAATACCATGTGAAGTTAGTTATTGAGGATTTTATGGTGGAAACTGAAGGCCATTGGTACTTTAGTGATAAAGAAGTAAAGACAGATTTTGCCGAAGTAAAAGAGGCTGACGTAATTAATTGGATTAAATCAGAAAGTAGTCAAAACGGCATAAATATTATAGAATCAAGGCTTGAGGAGCAACTAGCATCATTACAAAATGAACAGAAAGTTAATCTACCTTGGTTGCCAAAAACATTTAAATTGAAGGAATAATCATGGGCCAGATCGTATTTCAAGCAACTCTAGGTGGACAAGTAGCAGTAGCTGGGCCAAATACGGCATCATCTTTTACGCTAACATTGCCAGCTGCTACGGATACTTTAGTTGGTAAAGCCACAACTGATACTCTGACAAACAAGACTTTAACTAGTCCTACGATAACTGGTGCAACACTTACAACAAGTGCATTTAATGGCACAGTAGGTGCTACAACAGCTTCTACAGGTGCATTTACTACACTTTCTACATCATCTACAACAACATTATCAGGACTAACTGCATCAACAGCATTAGCCTTAGATGCAAGTAAGAATGTAGTTTCTGTCACAAATACAGGTACAGGTAATAATGTTTTATCTGCTAGTCCTACATTAACAGGAACGATAGCTGGTGCTAGTTTAAGTTTATCTAGTCTAACAAGTGGTCGAGTAACTTATGCAGGTGCTAGTGGATTATTAACGGATAGTGCTAATTTAACTTTTAGTGGAAGTGCTTTAACTGTAACTGGCACAGGTAATTTTGGTTCTTCATCAAGTCAAACAGCAATAGCATTAACACCATATACTACTTATGGTTCTGCACAAATTTATGTAACAAATAGTACAACTGGATTACGATTAGTTGGTGGTGCAACAGAAGGTTCGGATGCACAAATTCTTCTTGGTGGTTTATCGGGAGGTCTTACATCTAATATTTACTTTGATGGTGCTAATAAGATTTTTAGAACGGCAAGTGGTACAGAACAGATGAGAATTACTAGTGCTGGTAATGTAGGTATAGGTACTAGTAGTCCAGTATCAAAACTAGATGTTACTGGTCAAGTAACTGCTACAGGCGGAATATTTAAAGCAAATGGCGCACCGTCTTTAAGTGCGGCTTCAGCAGGTGAAGCAATACTTGCACCTGAAGGAACTTATGGTGCATTACTCTATGGTAGGGGTACAACTTACGATGTAGTGCTTGCACAGAGAAGCACAGGTGTTGCTTTGGGTGTGCTTGCTGGAACAAACAATGTAACTTTTCCTGGTCTAGTCGGTATAGGTACTACTAGTCCAGCATCTAGACTTCATGTTGTTGGTGCTGATAACACAAACCCGTCAGTTATTGTTGCAAATTCAAGCACTAGTAATGGTATTTTACAACTAGGTTCTAGTGGTGCAACTTATCAAATTCTTGGTGGTGATTATCAAGGTAATATGCTTTTTCAGATGTCTGGTGCAACTCCATTTGTTTTTACTACTAATGGTTCAGAAAGAGTCCGTATAGACTCTAGTGGTAATTTGTTGGTGGGTACTACAAGTGTAAGTACAACTAATCCCGGATGTTTTATTGCGCCAAATGGTTCTCGCCAAACTGGAAATAGCGCAGGACCATCGGGTTGGACTTTTGATGTATTTCAGCGTAGTGGAACAACCGTTGGATCCATAACTCAAAATGGTACTACAGGTGTTCTTTACAATTTAACGTCTGATTATCGCCTTAAAAATAACCCAACAGCATTAACTGGTGCATCAGAATTTATTATGGCTTTACAACCCAAGACTTGGGATTGGTGGGATGGTTCGGGTAAAGGTGTTGGATTTATAGCCCATGAATTTATGGAAGTTGCTAAGTACTCAGGTAATGGCGCAAAAGATGAAGTTGATGAAGAAGGCAAACCTAAGTATCAATCTATTCAACCATCATCATCCGAAGTTATGGCTAATCTTGTAGCGTTAGTACAAGAGTTAAAGCAAGAAGTAGATTCACTTAAACAACAACTAGCATCTAGATAGGAGAATTAAAATGGCAAACACTTATTTATGGACAATTACTTGTATGGACTGCTCTACAACAGAGACTAATCCTGATACTGTAATCACAGCACATTGGACTTGTAGTGGCACAGATGGCACATATAACGCATCTGTATACTCTACTTGTTCATTTCAACCACCTGAAGGTTCATTTACACCTTACGCAGACTTAACGCAAGAACAAGTCTTAGGATGGTGTTGGTCTGATGGTGTAGATAAAGATGCAACAGAATCAGCAGTAGGAACTCAGTTAGCAAACTTAGCAAATCCTCCTGTTGTAACACCTGCATTACCTTGGAGTGCATAGATTTTTTAACCAACCTAGGAGTATTAAATGAGTCAAGACAAGAAAAAAACTCAGATAACGATTGATGATGTATCTTACAATTTTGAAGATTTAACACCTGAACAACAAGAATTATTTTCTCATTGTGTCAATTTAGATCAAAAGATTGGTAGTACACAATTTCAATTAATACAGTTAAATGGTGGTAAAGAGCATTTTATTAATAAACTGAAGGATTCTTTAGAGAGCAAATAATGGCAGAGATTGACCCTATAAAAGTTGGTGTTATGTGGCAAAAGTTAGAGACTATGGAGCAAGAGGTCTCTGAGTTGCGTGCAGATGTCAAAACACT